CAAAATGTTCATATTGAAATTGCTACAGCCTCTTCAAACGCAACAAGTGGTGCTTTGACCGTTGTTGGTGGAGTTGGTGTCTCTGGTGCTCTATCCGCTGAAGAACTTGTTCGTATTGAAGGAGTTCTTTATGTTGGAGATGGCGCAGAGGCTTGGGAGACTGCTGCAGGTTTGACTTCTGCTAAAGCAGTTTTCAATAAGTCAGACAGCACTGCGCAGAACTCTTTTGCTCAAATTTCTTGGCGTAACGCAGACCCAACATCATCTACAGACATCATTGCTTATATGGACAATGGAGATGATACCTATGGCTGGATGGGCTTGGGTATTGCTGGTTCTACTTTTGATGACCAGACTTATGGAATTACAGGACCTGGTGACGGATATATCTTCCATAACGCAATCAATGCTGATTACGCTGGAAATATGGTCTTTGCTACTGGCGAAGAAGGCTCTGAAAACAAGATTGTTTTTGCTGCTGGAGGTTTCTCATCTGGAACAACTCAGATGGAAATTACACCTGGTGTAAACGTCCATATTGAAATTCCTACACCTTCTACATCACCAACTACTGGTGCTCTCACTGTTGTGGGTGGCGTCGGTATCTCTGGTGACTTGAATATTCAAGGTAACGTAGATATTGAAGGTACTATCGTATTCGGTGGTGGTGGAACAACAGTTTCTGCCGCAAACCTATCTGTTACAGACCCATTCGTATTCGTGGGCGCTGGAAACCAAGCAGATATTATTGACCTTGGCTTTATCGTCGAGCATACTGTCAACGTCGCTGCAATGACAGCAAATATTACAAATAAGGCACTTACAAATAACGTAGCAACACTTACAACTGATGCTGCTCACAACTACCGTGCTGGTGACGTTGTAGTAATTTCTGGTGTAGACGGAACATTTGATGGTACATACTCAATTATTGCTGTACCTACATCAACAACCTTTACCTACGCTAAGACTGCCGCAAACGTGGCTTCTCAGGCTGATACTGGTGGAGCAGATGTTCAAAAGCGCCGTGTATTTGACGGTATTGTCCGTGATACTACCGATAACGTAGTCAAGTTCTTCCAGAACCTTGTCGTCAAGCCAACCACAACTGTTGACTTCTCCGAGGCTGGAATTACATACGCTGACGTCAAACTTGGTGATTTGGATGCCGAAACTCTTGATGTAACTGGAAACGTAACAATTGGCACAAATAAGTTGGCTGTAAATACAACTTCTGGTGCTGTAACAGTTGCTAATACTTTGGCAGTCACCCAATCTACCACTCTAACTGGTGGATTTGTTTCTAATGCCGCATCAAACGTAAATGCTTCTCTTGATGTTAGCGGAACAGCAACATTTACTGGACCAATCACCGCATCTAACGTAGTAACAATTAGCGGACGTCTTGATGTTCAAGAGATTCGTGAAGATATTATTGACCGTAACGTAGGAACAGTAACTGCAAACGTATTTACTGCTGATTACTCAATTGGTAACATTTTCTACATCGCAACCGCACCAGGAGCAAACTACACTGTCAACTTGACTAACGCTCCAACAGATAATGGAAAGACAATTTCTATTTCTTTGGTACAAACACAAGGTGGAACTGGCTATCGTCCAGCCGCTTTCCAAGTTGAAGGTGTTCAACCATCTGGTGGAACTTCAGGTATCAAATGGCTTGGAGCGGCTGCTCCAACACCAACCAGCAATGCTGGAAGAATTGATATCTGGAACTTCACTTTGATTCGTCGCAGCGGTGCTTGGGAAGTCCTTGGCTCTTCTGTACTAAACTTCGGATAATCTAGTTAGGGGTAGAAATGCCATTTTTTAGTGCAAGACCGCAAGCAGCGTTTACAGTTCGTTCAGCAAGACGTGGTTTAGTAGCATTTCTTCTTCGTCAAGTTATTACGACTGGCTATGTAGCAAATGGCTATAAAGATGGTGTTACTTGGAGAAACGTAAACAAACAGTCCCACGCTACTGACACTACTCAAAATCTAGGCGATATTGTAAACGAGTCAGCAAGTTATACCTCTGGTGCTCACAACAGAGATAGCGCCTTTATCTGGGGAACAAACGGAACTGGAACTGAAGGTTTTGGTGCTTTTACTAAAACTTCATGTTTTAATATGAGAAACGACACCTCTAAGACTAAAACATCAGCAATGGATACAGTCGGTTCAGTAGGAGATTCTGCAACAATACAGGCAGCAGATTTAGACGGCAACCCAACATTTTCATGGCAAACTGGAAACCAAGGTGGTGCTTACTATCAAAAATTTAACTTAACCATAGAGCAAGCACTTTCTGGAACACTTAGCACTGCATTTAACCAAGGTGGTACAGGCGCTGGTGCTCATTACGAAGAAAACTACGGTTTCTTTTGGGCAGATGATGTTGCTTCTTCTTCTAATGGAAAACGTAAATATGTTTTTGCTACAGAGACTGAAAGTACTCCAGGACTAAACCCAAGCAATCATGGACAGCAAAAAGGCTTATCTACAAAACGAGCAAAAGGTTACGCTGGAAATGAAGGCTCGTATGGCGAAGGTAATAACTTTAGAATTACAGACTATACAACTGATACAGTAACAGGTACAGTATCTAAAGGACTAGCAAATCATGGTGAAGAAAACTTTATTTGCGGTCAGGATAAAGGATTCGCGCTTGGTGTATACGAAAATCCAGGTGGTGGACAGACAAATTCTTCTTATCGTATGAACTACTTAACAAATGTCTCGACTGTTTTAGACGCATCAGGAAGGCCAACTGGAACACAAAGCGGAACTGGTTCTTCTCCTGGTTCTGCTATTGGTGGTCGCTCCTCTGGTCATGGATATTGGAGAGATTAGTAGTAGTATTAGTTTCAAATAACTAGGGTAAAGAGGAATACAAAATGACAGAAAAAAACAATATAACACCTATACCAATGCCCTTAACGGACATTTCTAATCTTTCTGAGCGAGAAAGAGATTATGTACATCTTGCTCTGCAAAGTGATTTCGGCACTCCTTTATTTAAGATTAGACATTTTGTTGGTGACTCCCAGATTACTAAATATGCTAAATACAAACAACTTTTGTTAGAAGTTAGAGCAAGAGAAGAAGGCCTAGAACAGACCTTAGTCAGTATCGAGAAGGCTAAAGCCGTTATTGAACAAATTAAGGAAAAAATTGAAAAAGAAGAAAATGAAGCAACTAAAAAAGTTCTTCTTTGGGAGTTGACAAGTAACATAAATGATTTAGCAAAGACAGAAAGACGTCTTAAAATGATGTACAAAGAAAGAGGATATTTTATAACTGTTCTTAATGAAATGTATCAAACTGGTGAAGCATATTTAGAAGATGGTACTGATTTAAGAGAAGCAATGTTGGATGAAGAACTAGCAGAAAAACTAGAAGCAGAGCATTGGACATATCGTCTTGGAAAACAGGCTGCCCTAGACTTAATGACCTATGGACACATTGGGTCAGGAAATATGGATGCTATATCCATGCTTAACGAAGACCAAGCAGCAAAAACTTTACAAGTAGCGCTTGCTTATTCTCATTCTCTAAAAACCTCTATTGGCATGATGGAAAAAACTATTATTGAAGCCATAGAAAACGGCACTTTACAATCAAACATAAAAATTGATAAACAGCAGACCCCCAAAGCACTTGAATAGACTCAAGTATGAAATATTATTACGTTGCAGTTCACGCAGACGACAGAAGCATTCTTCCTTCGTTTGAAGTTTTAGGGAATTGGAATGACTATTACATATATAAAATTGATAATGGACTTTTATACAGATTAGATTTTCAAAAAATAAAAGTTGTTGCTATACCAGAAAACTTAGCGCACGCTTGGAAATTTGCTTCTGAGCAAAGAGAATACTTAACTTTCCGCGAGGCTAGTCTTTCTTATTACAACATAGATATGTCTCTTTTGACAAATCACAAAGAAGATAAGTATAAATATTTTCTTACAGAAAAAGACAAACAAGACGGAGTAGAATTTGCCAAACTAATACTAAAAGCAAAATTTTATAGAGAATTTGATAACGTATGGTCTGCTACTAAACCTTTATCTTCTAGTTTTTCTAATGATTTTATTTTGTATTTAATTGAAGATTTAGATAATATAAAATATAAATATAAAAGTCAAGTAATGTTTCATATAAATAATAAAATTTTATACGAAAATATTATGCTGTTTGTTTTGAGTATTGAAAATAAAATTGACTCTATCAAGACACAAAAAGATGTCAATGAAATTTCTGTATATTTATATAATACAATATGTGAACTACCAGAAATGATAAAAGACAGGAAGATAAAAGATGTTCAGCGTTCCTCTGAATCCTAAACTTAACGAAGAAGAACTTAGTGATTTTTTAGATTTTCTTGTTGACTATAAAGAATATATTTACGATTTTTATTTTACTTGCAGAGTACCTCCGTTTCATCAAGACGCCATGGGAGATACATTTTTAGGTGGTCAAGAAGACCATGACTACCTAATAAACCTTGCTTTTGCTATTCAAAAACAATACGGAATAACGGCTTCAGCAGTTTTCAATAATACTGAAGTCAGACCTTCTCAAGACAATCTTGATGTTTTTGTATATAACCTAAAACAACTTTATGATGCGGGCCTCAGGTCAGTAACAATCCCCCATACCCACTGGGTCGCCACAGGGCAAATACAGGCTGCTTGCCCAGATTTGTTTATAAAAAATACCATTCTTAGAAATGTATCAGAGCCTAGAGATATTGAAAAACTTGCTAAAGCAGGATTTAATTACATAAACCTAGACCGTGACCTTATGCGTGACCATGAAAAACTTCTTCGTTTCAAAAAGGCTAAAGAAATGTTTGGTGTCAAACTATCTCTTTTAGCAAATGAAGGATGTCTTGGTGGCTGCATAATGATGGACGAGCATTATCAATTTAATAACACAAGAACCGATGGTCCTCAGTATTTTGCTGACCCAATAAGCAGAGTTTCGTGTATGAAATGGGATTACGAAGACCAAGCAGTAGCACTAAAGACTGCAAACTTTCCTCCTTGGAGAGCAGATTGGCAGCAATTTTTAGACGAATTAGGTATTGATGTTATAAAAATGCACGGCAG